CGCTTGCAAACGAGTTTGGCACATCTAGGATGGGGGCTAACCCATTCTTGCGCCCTGCACTGCAAGAAAACTCTCAAACAGTGCTTACTGAACTAAAATCTCAGTTGGCGATCAGAATCCCTGAATACGCCAAGAAACTGGCGCGAAGGAAGAAATAATGTCCTCACAAAACATTGCCCGACTTGGTGTTGTACTTGGTCTGGATACTGCTGAATTTACAGCATCTATTGACAAGGCCATCTCAGAAAACGCCAAGCTGAAAAACGCCATTCGCAGGGACACCAACGCTGCTGCTGGTGAAATCATTGCGCTTAAACACGCAACAGATGACTACGGGAAAGCTCTTACCAAGGTAGAGTTGATGCAGCGTGAAGTCACTTCTGGCAGGTTCATGAATGCCACGAAGGACATGAAGGACAGGTTGTTGCAGCAAGCGGCTGCTTACGACAAGATCGCTTTATCTGCAAAGAATGCCGCCAATGCTCAGTTCAAGATGAACGAGCAGCAGAAGATTCAGTTGACCTATCAGACAACTGACTTGGTGACACAGATCGCATCAGGTCAAAGTCCGTTTATTGCCATCTTGCAGCAAGGTGGTCAATTGAAGGATGTGATGGGTGGTGTGGGAAATATGTTCCGAGCAATCGGCACATTGTTTACGCCATTCTCTGTTGGCCTTACAACTGTTGCTGTTGCTGTCGGCTCTGTCAGTTATGCCTTATACAAAGCAGTTGACGATCTTGATAAATTCAAAGATGCGATGACGTTGACGGGCGGGTTTGCTGGAGTCACTTACGACAAATTGTTAAATCTTGGAAATTTGCTTTCGGATAAAACAAGCGCATCAATTGGCAGTGCAAGAGATGTGATGCAACAGTTGGCGGCAACTGGAAAGTACACTGCAACATCAATAGAGGCTGTTGGCGAGGTTGTGCTGCGCTTTGCCAAGATTTCTGGCGTAGATGCCGCAAAAGCCGCTGAGACACTTATTCCTTTGCTGGATGGCACGGCAAGTTCTGCCAAGCAACTTAATGACAAATATCATTTCTTGACTCTTGAGCAGTACAAGAACATTGAAGCTCTTGAGAAACAAGGCAGATTGCAAGAGGCTGCAAAGCTGCAAGCAACATTACTGAATGAGAGTTTGCAATCAACGCAGCGTGAACTTGGCAACCTTGAAAAGGCATGGCAAGGCGTAGCCAACTTTGCGTCTTCTGCGTGGGATGCAATGATGGGATGGGGCCGAGAAAGCGGAACTGACCGAGCGATAGAGCTTGAAAAGAAAATCAATGAGCTTACCGATGTAATCTCCAAGAGGCAAGCAAAAGGCTTAAAGACTGGCTCTCAAGAGGCAGCAGTTGCCGCATTTAGGACTGAGTTAAACGCGATTGTCAGCAGAGAGATGGCTGCGCTTGATGCGGCAGAGGCAAAGGCCAAAAAAGCAGAAGAAGAGCAAAGCAAAATCAAAGCCTATTCTGGCGCTGGAGGCATAGGCAAGCAAATAGAAATTCAATCTGCAATTGCAAAAGCTATTGCAAACAACGAGTTTCTTATTGCCGTTGAAGGCGCAAACGAGATACAACGAATTGAATTGGAAGCAGCTAAAGAGCTTGAAGAGAAGCGCCTTGAATTTAGCAAGAGGTCTTCAGAAGAAAAACGAGCTTTTGGTGGGCTGCTTGCAAGACAGTTGGATGCTGAGATTTACACGATAGAGTTGAAACGTGATGAAAAAATCAGAAACATCCGCGATAAAAATCGGCTTTCAGAGTACGAAGAATTTTTGCGTACGCAGAAAGAAATCACTGATGCCGAAGTAGCCGAGTCAAACAGGCTCCAATCAATTCGCGCCAGCAATCAGTCCAGAACAAGGGATATGGAATACCAAAAGGAATCTCTTGATTTGAAGTACAAGTTAATTTACGCCACAGAAAAAGAGCAGCGTCTTGCTCAGATTTCTTTGGAGTACGCCAGAAAGCGCAAAGAAGTCGAGGAAGGTCCAGACAAGCAATTTAATCTTGACCAAATTGACCGCCAAGAGCAAATGGCAAAAATGTTTGTGACGATGGAAGATTCCATGAAGCGCACACAGGAGGTCTTTGATTCCGTTTGGGGCAACATGAGTTCTGCAATTGACAACTTTGTCAAGACTGGCAAGTTGAACATGAAGGACTTTGCTCGTAGCACTATACAAAGCCTGATAGCAATTGAAATGAAGATGCAAGCCATGTCGTTGTTGCGTGGTTTGTTTAGCTCATTTGCTGGTAGCTTTTCTGGTGGCGGCTTTGGAACTGGCAAGGCTTTTGGCAACATGGACTTAGGCGGCTTTTTGGCTGAAGGTGGTCCAGCACAAGCCAACACGCCATACATCATTGGTGAACGTGGACCTGAGTTGTTTGTTCCACGAACAGCGGGTACAGTTATCCCGAACAATGCTTTGTCTAGCATGGGCGGTCAAACGATTAACTACAATGGTCCGATCATTCAAAACATGAGCGCCATTGATACACAGTCGGGGCTTCAGTTCTTGGCTAAAAACAAACAAGGTGTGTTTGCTGCTTACCAAAGCGCAAACCGCAGCATTCCAGTATCACGTTAAGGATAAATCATGGCAGTTCCAAATACATTTGCTACCGCAACCAGTGCAATCCCTCTTGCCAATCTGGATGCGAACTTTGCGTATTACGATGCGGCGTACAGCATTTCAAGTACGACAATTACATTTTTGGGCGCAGTCAATATTGGAACTGGCGCAGTAACAATTGGCAACGGCACTTTCTCGCTTAACCAAACTACTGCTGCTATTAACCTTGGGACAAGCCAAACAACATCTGCCATTACGATGGGCGGCACTGCTGGAACGGGCGCAATTCTTCTTGGTCGATCTACTGGAGCGCAAACCGTTAGTTTGGCTGGCGGCGCAACAACCAGCGGCACAACCAAAACGGTCAACATCGGCACTGCTGGTGTTTCTGGATCAACCACAACCATCAACATTGGCTCGGCTGTTGCTGGCTCTCTTGGAACAATTAACCTGCAAAGCAACACCACTGTTGCAGCGGGATACACATTTACACTTGGCGCTGGAACAGCAGCACTTCCGCCTATTAAATTTACAGCGGGTGTTTTGGACACCACTCCAGAAGCTGGCGCTTGGAATTACGATGGCAACGTGTTTTATGCCAACAATGATTTGACAAGTGGTCGTGGTCTTGTTGCTGTTTCGCAGATTTTTAGATTGACAGCAGATGGCGCGGCAATAGGTCCAACAATCGCAAACATTTTTGGCGCAACATCTGGCAAATCACTTGATACCTCAACTTTTTATGAGGTTGAGTATTGTGTGCAATTTACAAAAACGACTGCTGGAACTGTCACATTCACGATGACATTTTCTAACGCACCAATTTTTAACACCGCATCGTATAACGGAAGTCCTGTGGGTGGCGTAGGAACTGTTGGAGCGCCACAAACGGCAGCAATTGTGAAGTCAACAGCGACAGCGGGTGCGCTCCCAGCCACAGGGTCGCTCACAACTGGTGTTAATCACTATTACACAATCAAAGCTGTGTTCCAAGCAAACGCCACAACAGGCGGGACAATTAACTTGCAAGCAACATCAAGCGCGGGAACAATTACTCCATTGGCTGGAAGCTATTACAAGATCACTCGCTTGCCAAGCGCAAACACTGGCTCATTCGTATAAAGGCACATCATGAGTCTTCAAACAATTCTTTCTGTGGCTGAGTCTGTCAGCATCAACGACCACAAGTTTGCAGGTCAGATGATGTCGAGGAACATGCGAATCAGCACCTCGGAAATTCTGACAGTTCAGCCATTTCAGTTTGGCATCAAGCCAATGAATTATTTGTTGTACTCGCAAAACCGTGGGGTTCTTTCGACCTTGCGAGAAGCTGATCGAATCACAGAGCAGTACATGAATTTTGGCTCCACTGGCTGGCTGAACTACATTCGCTATCAAGGCGACATGACTCAAGCTCAAATCATTGCTTGTCAGGTGCAAACATCGTCTGCCAACAAGACCATTGTTCTTGGCTCTTTGCCGGCGATCAGTGCTGGCTCGTTCATTGTCAAGGTTGGCGACTTTATTCAGATTGGCCGCTACTCCTACATTGCCACTGCAAACGTCACCAGAGGCGCTTTGACAACAGTTAGCATTCCTGTCCACCGCACTCTTTTAAGCACCGTCACGGTTCCTGTAGCCGCTGTTATTGGTCAATTTGGAACTGTGACGTTTAACGCCGTTGCGTACACTGGCGTGACATTCCCTGTTGTGCTGAGAGAGTATCCAACCTACACTCTTGTTCCAATGACAAACGACAGCTTTATCCAATGGGACGGCCAATTTAGCGCCGTTGAGGTTGTGCTATGAACGAAATTTTGCCAGTTGCAAATACGAACGTGGTTCGCTATGCGGATTTCTTTAAGCTGACAACTCCGTCAGGCACTTATTATTTCTCGACAGCGCCCTACGACATCACTGTTGCTGGCATTGGGACGTTCACAGCACTTGGGCAACTTGTGCAAGTGAGTTCGGCGCAGCGAGACATTAAAAGCACGGCCAACGAAACAACCATCACATTGGTTGGCATCGACACTGCAAACCTTGGGCTTGTTCTCAGTTCAAACATCAAGGGCTCACAGATTCAGTTGTGGCATGGGTTCTTCAATGAAAACAACCAGCTTCTGACACTTAGCTATGCAAACTGGATAAACAACAGTTCTTTTACAGTCGATTGGAAGAACAACCTTGAAACTGAAATTCCGTGGATTCTTGCTACTGGCGGCAACGGCCTGTATCAGTACTTCAACGGGTACGTCAACTCTTTCTCAATCTCTGAGCAATGGATGGAGGAAGCAAGGCAATACACTGGCGCTGTGACCTTGAGCGCATCTAGCTTTCAGTTGATCTTGCAGAACAGAACTTCTGGACGCTATACCAACGACAACTCATGGCAATCGGTTAACCCCGGCGACACATCCATGAATCGTGTGAACTTCATTTCCACAATCAACTATGCGTTTGGTAAAGAACTTCCTTCTTTGCCTTGGAAGGGAAGAAATGCGTCCTAACATTCGTCACGCATCGCCGTTTGACATTCCAACAATCTATAAATTGCTTAAGGAATATCGCGCTGAACTGCCATATGGATTTTTGTCTGATGCTGATGACGAGAAGTATGTTTCGCAAATGCTTTCTAATTTGATAGCAGGTCAAGGAATTGTTTTGATTGCTGAGACAGACCAAATTGAAGGGATTCTGATTGCTGGAGTGATGCCAAGTCTGTGGTCGTCTAAGCATTTCTTTTTGACAGAGTTTGCTTATTTCGTGAAGCAAGAATGTCGCAATGGAACATCAGGCTATCGCTTGCTTGCAAAGTATCTTGAGGAGGCCATAAAGATGAAGGAGGAAGGTCGTGTGACAAACTTCTTTATCAGTAAAATGGTCAACAGTCCAAACCTTGATTACGGTCGGTATGGGTTTCAAAAACTTGAAGAATTTTGGGTGATCTAAATGCCGGGTTCAATCATTGCAGCACAGGTTTTTGGGTTGATAGGAGCGCAAGCGGCTATGGCCGCATTTGCTATCAACTTGATCGCTTCAACAATTATCAGCAAAGCCTTTGCGCCCAACATTGACACTCCCCAATCGAGCAATCCCGGCAACAGGACGCAAGTACCTCCCGCTGGCGACAATAAATTGCCTGTTATTTACGGGTCGGCCTATGTTGGAGGCATCATCACCGACTTGAGTATTACTGATGACAACCAAAACCTGTACTACGTTCTTTCGCTTGCTGAAGTAACCAACACTGAGACAGGTGGGACTCCAGATACTTTCACATTTGGTGATATTTATTTCGGCGGGAAGAAGTGCATATTTGACGGCACAGACTTGACCAAGATTGTTGCATTACTTGACGAGTCAACTGGCGTACAAGAAACAAATGTCAATGGCAATTTGTTCATGTACTTGTATCGCAATGGGTCTTCTTCTGGTGTCAACACATCTTTGACGGCTATCGAAGTAATGCAAAACGCAGACTTGACTTATCAATGGGATTCGTCAAAGTTGATGTCAAATTGCGCTTTTGCAATTCTAAAAATCACATACAACTCGGAAGCAAATTTAACTGGCATTCAGCAAACAAAATTTCAACTCACCAACAGCCGACACGCTCCCGGTGATTGCTTTTACGATTACCTGACATCGACTAGGTATGGCGCAGCAGTTCCTGTTGCTGGAGTTGATACAGGTAGCTTGGCGGCGCTAAATACCTATAGTGCTGGAGCGTACACATATACGCCATATGGTGGTGGTACGGCCACACAAGCCAGATTTAGGTTTGATGGTGTTGTTGACACAAACCAATCCATCATGTCTAACTTGCAATCAATGGCAGCTTGCTGTGATTGCTTGCTCAAGTACAACGAAATCACGGGTCTTTGGGGTGTGATTGTTCAGTCGCCATCATATTCCTATGCAATGGCTTTGAATGACTCCAACATCATTTCGTCCATTCAAGTCACGCCATTGGATATGGTGTCAAGCTACAACATTGCTGAAGTCAAATTTCCTGACGGCACGGATAACGATTCCTTCAACACAGCCACATATAACTTGGCCGTTTTGAATCCATCTTTGATGTACCCGAACGAGCCTGTTAACAAGCAATCAATTTCATTGCCTCTGGTGAACAACAGTGTTCGCGCTCAGTACTTGGCAAACCGATTCCTTGAAGGTGGCCGTGAAGATTTGCAGGTCAAGCTGACAATCAATTACTCTGGCTTCCAGCTTGAGGCTGGCGATCTTGTGACCGTGACAAACACCAACTATGGTTGGACTGCAAAGGTGTTTCGAGTAAGTCAAGTCGTTGAGAACTTTGAGCAAGGTGGACAACTGACCACATCATTGACATTGATGGAATACAACCCGGCTGTTTATGATGACATCCCGGTAACGCAGTTCACGCCATCCCCCAATACGGGCATTGGCTCTCCATTGACGTTTGGAACACTGTACACGCCGTCTGTCACAAACATCCAAACATCATCGCCTGTGCCATCTTTTGATGTTGCTGTTACTGCGCCAAGCAATGGGGTTGTGCAATATGCAGAAGTTTATTATTCTGCTTTTGCATCACCTACTGCGGCGCAACGACTTTTTGTTGGCACGACAGCAATCAATCCCGCTGGAAACCCCTATCTGCCCAATAGTTCAATGGGGGTTGTCACCGTTACAACTCTACCTCAAGGCGATTGGTATTTCAGCGTCAAATACGTCAACAGCCTTGGCACAAGTGGATTCTCTGGATCGTCAACCGTCCTTAACTGGAGGCCATTGACATTCCAATACGAAAACAGATGGCTGGCAATTGCTTATGCAAACAATGCCACTGGTACGTCTGGCTTTAGTTATGACCCT